GATCAACCTCAGTTTTGTTATCTGCAATCCACTTCTGTAGAGCAATCAATTGCTGGGCGTTTTGCTGGCATCTGGAGTAGTTTGTGATGATTCCGACGAGGGCCGTAGTGTCTGTAATTCCTGAGGAGGACGCATCAGAAGCTCGGGTGGGGTCGGCATCACTGGCAGTGGCACTAGAGTCGTGCGTGAACACCCAGCCGTTAGACATAACAGACTGGCTAGGAACAATGTTTTTAGCGGTATCAATGTAAACATATTCTTTCTCTCTAATTGTGTTTGTTCTATCAACATATTCGGTAACTACATTGTTACTTATTTCAGCATTCTTTTTCTCAAGTTCGGCAACTTGTGTGCTTGCCTTAGCAGCAAATCTTTGAAGTTCTGCTTCGGCATAGGCTGATCCCTTCATGTATCCATATAAGAATACACCAAGTATTAAAGCAGCGCCTGCTAATAATTTATATGGAAGTGGGATCATACCAAACATATTTAATTCCTTATTCTTCTTCTGACTTCTTAGTTGGTTTCTTTGGTGCAAACTTTTCTACACCAGTAATACCAAGAGTGCCGATAACAATATACATTACACCGTTGAAGATAAACTCCTCTATAGTGTAGTCCCAGAATAGATTTGCGATGTAACCTGTGGCGATAAGCAGAGTAGATACAACTGCAACCCAACGTTTAGTAGATGGATTACCACCGTCTGACATCATATCTTTAATGTATGTTAGGAACCCAGCCATTTATTCTTCCGTATTTGCTATCAACAGTAAACTATATTCGCAGGTTGCCGCAGTACCAGAGTTTGATGCAATCATCGTAACATCTATATCAGTTTTTTCAGGTAGAGGAAGTGGAACAGCAAATGTATAATCAAAGGTTGACTGGTATAATAAGAATGTCATTGCATGTTGAAACGACGAACCATATGGACGATACTTGAAGTATCCTTTACCGTCATTACCCTTACCGATATTCGCAGTACCTTGCAACATGTATCCCGTATATCCAGCAGGGATTGTATATTGTGCGCCTTGCGCAATACCTGTTTGTGGTGCAATATGACCCACACAGGTTCCATTTCTGTTAGCATGGATTTCACCAACATTTGGATTCGATGTTCCGCTATAGTGCAGGTAATTCAAACGGGCATAAGAAAGAGAGGTAACAACAGGAGTTGTGCCGTTAAGAGTTATGGTTTCAGTTTGTGATGCAAATGTAGATGCATTCAATCCCTGAATAAGAATTGTTCCTGTGTCGCTGGTAGAGGAACTAACAAGACTTAACGTTCCTGGTGTCGACCATGCCGACCAAGGATATATTTCAGAGTGCGACCAGAAACTTTCTTCTGTGCCATTAGCAAACGCTTCGTTGTATCCTGCCTTGAACACCCCTGACATACCAGGAACAAGACCACGAGCAACATTCAATCCGAAGGTGCTATTTTCAGATAGTCCTGAACCACCTTGGGACAGAGTAACTGGCAAAGGATTAGTAGTTGTTACTAGTTCGCCATCGGAGGTAATAAGACCGTGAGTTTCATGAAACTCATCATTTGCTCTAATCTGTGACATATTAGATTCTTTCTAGAAACAGTTTGAAGGACATAGCTTCATGGAGACCCATACCACGACGAACATCTTTATAGAGTTCACTCTTATGCTTTGTGGACATTGCACTAGGTGCCATCTTATGAAATTGTTTTTCGTTACCAGCTGCGGCATGTTGGCGCATCTTAGTACCAGAAGCGCCTGCTACACCAGTGTCAGCATCCGAACGCTCTTTACCTACTGTATGAATGGTAATCTTTTTGAAGTTGTAATAGCCATGACGACCTTCTTTGCCATTATACTTATGCGCGAGGGCATGAAACTCGTGGGCCCTGTCTGAACCAACGTGTAAGTGTAAGTGAGTAACGCCTTCACTATGAAGTCTTGACAGTTGATGTAAAAGGGTTGGATGTTCTTTATCTAGTAGACGAACATTCGCGCCTGGAAATGCCCTCTTAGCATGTTTCAACTTCTGTTCTGGTGACAAAGGATTCTTCTTGGCATCATGTGTGCCAGTAAGAACAATCGTATGACCGTGCGAACCAGCAGTCCTACGAACCTGATTAACAACGGCTTCATGTCCGACTGTAATCGGATTCATTCTACCTTGCGTGATATGATGGTGGACTTCGCTCATTTCTTACCTCTACTAGCTCTTAGAATTGCACTACGCTCTCGGTTAGCTTTCGAGAAGCCTTCGCGGTCAACAACTTTAAGGCCATGAGCGACATAGCCTTCGCCGCCAGCGGCTGCACCATTAATATGTGTCGAGAACCCACCATCACCGGCACTATCCAATCCTCTAGCAAGATGATTTGTCGCTTGTTGTAGGTGATGGTGAATTTGAAACGATTTTTGGAAGTGCTTTTTACTTGCATCTACCTGTGATAGATGAGTATTCATAGTAGCAGTCTTGCGCTCTTTGGCAGCCGGAGTCTTAACGGCATCTATCAGTTTCTGGTGTGCAGTCTGCAAATGCTTTCTGTAACCCTCAACAGAAGGTTTTTCACCACTTGAAACTGTTCTATTAATATAAGTTCTTAGGTGCGTTTCATGGCCAGGTAGATGGTCATATGTGTGACCCGTCATCAACTTTTCTGCCGCAGTCAGATGCTCTTCTGCTTGGGACTTAACCTTAGTGTGAAGTTTACGTTCTTTATCTGACACAAGATGTTGCACCATATGAACATCAGGATGTGATTGAAACCGCGACATATCCGTGATAGGGTGCGCAGTTCTTTCTGGACCCTTTAGCTCCGTATGTATAGTAACACTGACCTTGGACCGCTTTAGCTTCTTTGCTTCTTCGCTACCAGCATCTGCACGATATTCAATCGTATTAGGAGCGTGAGAAATATGCGAAGAATGTTCCGACCGTTCGTGCGGCTGGCTCATATAACCACCTTGATATTCACCGGGCGTTTTCGGAATAACTTTGCCCAGGTGGGCATGAAGTGCTTTAAGTGGACCAACAAGATATGGTTTATGACCGTGTTGCTTTTCAATGTCGGCAGCAGAATAGTTGTAGTGGGAACCTGCACCCTTATACTTGACACCAATCTTACCCTCTGGTGTGCGAATTACATGGAAAGACATTCTATCATCTATCTTACGAGTAGATGGTGTTTTCCCACGTGCAACACCACGCAGAGTTTCCAATGCGTGGTGTGCAGCTTCTTGACTATCAAATGATCTATCAGAGGGATGCTCTATATGAGCAATACCACCAGTGTGGGTAGCCTCTGTGATGAATTGTGTAAAGGATAACATAGGGGTCTCATTTCTATTGATTACCCCATATTTATAATAATTTCGAATCGCTTTATCTCTTTTCTGTCTACTATTTTATAGTAGCAGATTCTGAGGAAATGTCAAGCGGTATTTTTATGACAGTATAGCATCCAATTCTTCGGTGACATCCACTGTGGTAAGATCGATAGGGGGAAAATCGATTGCGCCATTTAGATTGACTTGAAATGTTTCAGAATTTGTGGGCGCATCTGCATAATAAATTTCAAAGCCAGCAACGGTTTCTCTAGTGAATGAATCACCACCCTCAAACATGTGGGCAACTTTATCAAGTTCCTCGTTAATCATTTCAAAAGTAGGGTCGCCAGTAAAATACTTTATAATATATTCTTTACCACCCATTGTTTTCCACAGAGGCAAATCTTGACTGCCAACATTTATCCAAATAAAAGATGACACTACTAATTTGAGTTCATTATCCATAATATTTCCTAAATTTGGTGCGCCGTGCAGGACTCGAACCTGCTGCCTCAAGATTAGAAGTCTCGCGCTCTATCCAGATGAGCTAACGGCGCATAACTATTGTATACTACATTTATAAGAGTTTGTCAAGTTAAAATTCAAACTTTGAAAAATCTCTCCGCTTACCAATAGTGGTATTTTCAAACACTGGAACATCATCTTGTCCAGAGTCCATGATACCAGCTTGTGCATCATCTTCTAAGTCATATAGTTTCATCTTACCGCGGTCGATGCCAACCATAAAGCGTTTGTTCATACCTGGGTCGTTGTAACGATTCTTCAACTGCTTTACCATCAGCTGGCCCATCTTGTCAAGTTCTTCTGTTGCGATAAGGGCAAACATCAAGTCAGCCGTTGCAGGTAGACCAAATGATTCCGAAGTATCTGTCAGTTCAACATCTGAATTGGCATAACCACTACGGGTTGTCTGAGTAGCAGAGACGATTGGCAAATCAAACTCTACAGCCAGACCACGGAGTTCTTCTGCGATACCCTTGATGACAGTGTAAGAGTTGGCACCAGAAGATGCTTTGTAGCGGCTTGAGGCACAGATATTCAGATAGTCAATGAAGATAACATCTGGCTTAAAGTTTCGCTTCAACTGGAGTTCATTCAACAGAGCCTTGAAGTGACCGACATGGGCACTGGCTGTTGGATATTCTTTGACAATCAAACGACCTTCTGTCTTTGAACGTATCTTTGCAATGCGCTGGTCGAACATAGACTTGGACAGGTCTTTTAGTTCTTGAATGTTGACGTTCATTAAGTTGGCGTCAATACGTTCTGCGATACGTTCTTCTGCCATTTCGAGGGTGATATACAGAACGTTTTTGTTCTGACCCAAGGCACCAGCAGCCATGTGGCACATGAACAGAGACTTACCAACACCAGTACCAGCAAGAGCAATGTTCAATGTCTTGTTTGGTAGACCACCATTGGTAATCTTATTGAACATCTCGAGGTCAAACGGCAGCTTAGTTTCTGCACGGTGATAGAAGTCGAAACGATCTTCGGCATTATCAATGTAGTCATGGCCTACGTTGTTATCAAACCCCACAGCCAATGCGTCTTGAAGAATAGAAGGAATACCATCTTGTGAATGAACCTTATCTTCACCATCAATAATCTGAATCGATTGCATGATGGCATTATACACCGCTCGGTCTTTACAGAATTTTTCAGTCTGGTCTAGAAGCCACTTCTCATTGGCATCAACATCATCATCAAGTGCAGTCAGAGTTTCGGTAACATGCTGATACTCTTTCTCATTTACCTGGCGGTCATTCTGTAGAGCAATGTTAATGGCATCAATTGTAGGAAGAGAATTGTATTTTGTCACAAACTCATTGATATACCGATAGATTAACTTCTCGGCGTTGTCTGAGAAATATTCATCTTTAATGAATGGGATTACCTTACGCAGGTAATCCTCATCCGAAATCAACTTACTTAGGATAATAGTTTCAATTTTCTTCTGCAACATTCACATCCTCTAGTTCAAAATATTCTTCATAATCATTAGCAATCTTCATACAACAATCTTCACACACCCACTTCTCAAAAGTTAAGCCATGCTCTTCACCATGTAAGCAGATTGCGGCATCTTTCTTAGGATTGATGCCGCAACCACATTGGTCACAGATTTTCGTATTCTTCTGAAATATCTTCGTCAGGAATTTCCACATTTTCACCCTCCATCATTTGTCCCCCTGCCATACGGTATCGTTTTTCAATCCAGTCACTGAATGTTGGGTCAGTCAGAACTGGCATCCAGAATTCTTTGTTGTATGTATCATTCAAGCGATACTTCTTTTCCTCGTTGGCTATCTGATACCAACCATTAGCTGGCTTGATTAAGTGACCACTTTCTAGTGCCATATCAAGTAGACCAGACCACTTACTGATACCACCTTCAAAAGTAACTTCGATAGGAATCTTGGACTTCTCACGAACATAACGTGACTTCTCTACGTTGATGATAAAGTTATAACCAACTACCTCGGTGCCCTGCTTCTCTTGCTGGCGACCAATGATAAAGATGTTGTCAGCCGAGTAGTAGATGCCTGTACCACCAGAGACGATTGCCTTGGGGAACATACCGATTTCCATGTAAGTATGATTGACAACTACCATCGGAATGTCTTTGATGGTAAGATGTGGTGTAATCATACGGAACAAGGACTTCATCTGCTTGGCGCGAGTCATGTCTGCAACAGACTTACCGTCTAGGGCATCATCAACTTCTTTCTTAGAAGCGAGGTTACCAACAGAGTCAACAACAATCATAACACGATCCTTGCGTTCAAGTTCGTTGATTTGCTTCATGATATCATGTTTCAATTGCTCAATATCGGTGATGGGAGTATGAACAACCTTACCAGTATCGATGCCAAAGTTCTCAAAGTATGATTGAGGAGCACCAAACTCCGAGTCATAAAACAGAACAATACCATCATCATATTTGTCCAAGAAACTCTTCACTAGCATCATGGCAAACGCTGTCTTGAAGTGCTTCGATGGGCCAGCAAAGATAGTCAGTCCTGGTGTGAGACCACCATCTAACTTACCAGACAGAGCCACATTCAATGCGGGAACAGAAGTCTGGATTAAATCCTTAGTGCTAAACAGTTTGCTTTCTGATAGCACATTTGTTTCTTTGATTGTGCTATTCTTTTTCAGTTTGTCAAGTAGTGCGTTCATGCAAATAGGTCCTCCAATGTTGCTTTAGGTTCGGTAGACCAGCCGAGGCCGTCTACAATCATGTTAAGTGGGTCAAGAAATGCTTTCTGGAACATCATCTTATAGTCTATATACCTGTGAATGTCAAGTTCTTTTGGCATTATTCCGAGAAAAGCAATACAATTTTCGTGCATTGTATTAGGCTCTTTGAGATAAAGAAACTTAATCTTTTCACCCTCTTGAATTAATTCATACTTCTTGTCAAGATTGGCTTTCTTGATCATATGGTTATACATTAGGGCACCACGAACATGCATCGGTGTCCCCTTGCCGTAGATATCAGCCGTAGATGTATACTTAGACAACCCATTTACACCTCGTGGGAATGCAATCTCTTCTGGCGACATCTTGTAGAAGGCTTCGCGGGTTTCTTCAATGAACTTCTGTAGAGTTGCTTCGTCGGAGGTCAAGCAGAGTCTGACGGCTTCTTTGAGGCTCTTGCGGACGGGCGCTGGCGTAGACGAGCGGACGATTTCGAGACCCATGACTTTGAGTTTTGGCTCATCGTAACGGACGCCCTCGTTGTCATAGACATTAAGTGCATACCTCTTTTTTGCAACCCAGATGCCACGTTCCGCGATTGCCTCGCGTTTGAATATAATTTTCTTCTGAAATGCATTCGTGTAGTCCGCAAGTCCATCGCAACTCTTGTTGATCGCCTCTGTGATTTTCTCTTCGCAGATTTTATCGAGAACGCCAATGAGTTTGTCGCGGTCCATATCAGGATAAAACTTACTAACAAGAGGCTCCAAGGAAATATAACAAGAATCAGTATCACTGTAGAAAGAGTAGTTGTGTCCATTTGTACCTACGACCTTATTGAGATATGCGTCAAGTGCCTTACCTACTTCCTGAATAATATACTGACCAGTCATAGTGATGCCTTCAGCCACTCGGGCATCATAATAACGGAAGTATTCATTACCTATGGCACCGAAGAGAGAGTTCAACTGAATCTTTCTTGCCATTTGGAAGTTGTTATACTTCGAAATATTGTTCTTTAGTTTTTCATCTTTAGTAAGTTCATATTCTTTCTGTGCGGCAATCATTAACTTCTTGTAGCGTTGACGGTCATCAAAGAACTTCTCTACGATTTCTGGGAACAGACCTTGCTTGGTGCGATTATAGCAATACCCATTTGAAGTCATACAATAATCATTGTCTTTTAGGTCATCTAGGTCAAAGGTCTTATCAAGAAGGCCGCGCACAGTGGTGTCTTTGACATAACCATTTACCATAGTCTCGGGCGACATGTTATACTGCATAATGATTGACGGATACAGAGAGGTAGCATCGAAAGAAACTACCCAGTCATACTTACCTGGCTTAGGTTCTTGAACGTAAGCACCTTCGATACCGCGACCTTGCTGGTCTTTCTTCTGAGGAATGTGAATGTTCTTATCATACAGGTGATTGTAGAGAAGACAATCCCAGGTGCGAACCTGTGAGAAAACGTCATTGTAATTACACTTGGCGTCATAAGCCATTGTAAGAATAAGTTCAATCAACTTCAACTTACGTTCAAGTTCGTCCACAATTTCAACATCTCGAACGTTGTATTCAACAAACTTCTGCCAGTCTTTAGTGTAAAACTCGCGGAAACTTTCATAGGGATTTTCCAGCTTGTTCTTACCAAGTTCCACAGAGGCAATATGGTCTAGCTTGTAGGACTCTTGGTTAGAATACGTGAACTTCTTAAAGAGGTCTAGATAATCTAGAACGGCAATACCTTTCATCTCATAGGTAAACATTTCGCGACCCATGACGTTCATGTTCTTACGTTGCACTAGACCCCAAGGAGAAAACTTCTTCTTAGTGGCATTTTCATCATTGAACAGCCGCTCTACACGGGCAATCAAGTATGCGATATCGAAAAGTTCAACGTTCCAACCAGTGATAATATCTGGATGATTATCGGAATGAAAACGGACATAGGTTTCTAGAAGGTCACGTTCATTGTCACACTTCACATACAAAAACTTATTGCCAGTGGCACGAAGGGCTGTAATTTCTTCGGAGTTTACATCATCAAATTCACCACAACCAAAGGTAATAATCTGGCGAGAGACCAGGTCCTTGACCGTGATGAGAAGAATCTCTTCAATCGGATTATTGATATCTGGAAAGCCAAACTCGGCTCTCGTTTCGATATCGATTGTCTGAATCTTTAGAGCATTCATGTCCCACTGGATTTCACCCGGGAACTTATGCGTGATATACTGATACCCAAAGTTAGTCTGACCGTAGATAGGAAAGTTATCTACTTCACCATAGGTTTGAATAAACTCTTTGGCGTCATTGTTACTTTGAAACTCAACGGGCTGGAGATTATCGCCATACAGAGACTTGTGGACACCCTGTTCTTTACTCTTCACATAAAGAACGGGAGAGAAGTCTTCTCTACGATTGAAGCGCACACCATTATGAACACCTCGAACGAGAATCTTGGAGCCATATTGATGTGCGCTGGTATAAAACTTCATGTAAACCTCTTTTCAATTCAAATACTACTATACTATAAAACATAACAAAAGTAAAGAGGTTTTAGTTACACCATGATGCTTTCTTTTCACCCATATAGGCACGGGCGAAACCACCCTTGATTAGTTCTGTTGATAGGTCCTTGCCATTATACTTGACATAACCAAGAACACGGCCACCAAACTTGTCCCATTCTTTTAGGTCGACCTGGATAACCTGTCCCGTCTTGATAACAGACTTAGTAAAGTTTGTTGCTGCTTCGCCGCCAGCAGCTTCCTTAGGACACTGGGCACGTCCACCTTTTTCAGGTGTATCAACACCCAATACTCGGATTTTAATTACGGGTGGAATTGGAGCTGGCACCCATGGTGCTTCGACTTCGATTGTGTCGCCGTCCATAACTCTTGTTACCTTCCATGAATGCTCTACTGCTAGAGCTGGAGTAGCAATCAGGGCTGCGGCTAGAAATGCGGTAAATAATTTCATATGATAATCTTACTTTCTGGAATAACGATACCACTACCGAAACGAGTATTATATTCGTTCTTCATTCCAGTATCTGGTTCGAAAATAGAAACAACTGCACCAGCACGAATAGGAATATCTCCGGTCTGGGCATACGGGCAGAAGGGTGCTAGTCCAATACCAAACTGATTGTTCTGGTTAGGTACCATCATAATCAACAGAGGCTTTTGTAGGATTACAAGACCCTCAGCACTTTCATCAATGTCAGCAATGATTTCCTCACCGCTGATTAGCTTTATACATTTAATATTGGACATAGCATTCACCTTCTTAAATTATTACTTAGTTTTACCTTCTGCCAAGAATTCGGCAGCTTGTGATGGATATTCATTATCCTCATCGGTAATGTCGATCTTCTTGGCTTTCTTTTCTTCTGGAATAAATGCTTCAAGCCAAATCTTTAGCATACCATTTACCAGAGTAGAACTTTTTACTTCAACATTGTCGGCAAGAGTAAATTCACGTTTGAATCCTCGCTCGGCAATACCTTTGTAAAGGTATTCAGTATTCTCAGTGGCATCGATTTTACCACGAATACTCAACAGACCTTCTTGCAATTCAATATCAATCTCGGACTTACCGAAACCAGCAACGGCTAGTTCAATAACGTAGCGGTCTTCATCGACCTTCTTGATATTGTATGGGGGATATTTAATTGGCATCATCTGGGATGATTGGTCGGCAATATCTGCCAGCCTCTTCATAACACGGTCTGCGCCAACGAAATAACGATCCATCTGTGGGATCATTGTTGTATCAAATTTCATATTTTTGCTCCTATTAAGCGAGTTTAAAAAAAGTGTGCCATCCGAAGCATGACACACTTTATTTATACTATACTTTTAGAAGAAAGTCAACTACTTTTTGCGACCGATGTTATACTTTTGAATAAGTTCCCACTCGTTCTTTTCTTTGTAAGCAATTACTTTGATTTGATTTAGAGGTGCCTTGTCCTCATGGATTTCTGAATTGAGAATGGTAATCAAACCCCAGTCCGAAAGTAAATGCGCAACAGTATTTCTACGTTGCAAGTCATTATCGCTAAAGTCCGCATCTTTACCATCTAAGGCAAAGAGTTCCTTAAAGTGAACAATGAAATACCTACCCTGCTTATGAAGGATATGGCATGACTGATAAAGAATCTTGTCCTTACGAGACGCTACCCCAATACGTGAAAGAGTTTCACGAACCTTTAGAAAGTCGTCTGGATTCTCCAACTTAACTTCCAAGGGAGCATACCCAGGATAGTTAATATCAAAAAAATCTTCGCTCATTTTCTACCACCTTTATACAATTTCTCTTTTATTGTTTTCTTTTGTTCTTCGGAGAGAATTGTAAGAGCTTGACTAGCTTTTTCATTACTATAGCCATAATACTCCTTGATCATCTCAACTTCGGCATCGTCTTCAATTTTGATCCATTTATCAAAACGCTTTCTAGACCTAATTGTATTTATAAGAAAAGTATTTTGCAGAGCTTTATCAAGGTGTGGGCGGCAGTTCATCTCGTTGGCTGGAATAACAGTATCGGCACTGAAACTCAGTCCACGATTGATGATCCAAGGATTGTATTGCTTCTCTGACCACTCATCTACTATGAGATTGGTCTTCTTGTGATTAATATCGTTGATGAAATCGAAGGGAGAAATCTTAGCTTTTTTCTCTACATAATCTTCTGGCTTATATTCTACCTTTGGATCACCAAGACCCTCTAGAATACCGTCCATTACTTCCACTCCACCCCAGCCATAATCTCAACCAGACAGGCAACGAGATTGATTTCTTGGTTGGTAGCGAAAGCAGACTTGTATTGATAGTCGGCCAGCAGAACGATAAGAGCCGCTGGATACTTAACATCATCAAGAAGGGTATCATAAATCTTACGGAAGATGATGCCAGCATCGTTGTCGATATTATCTACAACCCACTGACGGACCTTCTTGAAGTCTTTACCACGCAAGGCATCAACAAGTTCTTTCATGTTGATTTCTTGGACGTTGGCTAGAATGCCAGCATCGATTGTACCACTTACGCTGTATCTCTGAAGTTCATTTAGGACGCGGCGATAATCTGGAAAGTGCTTTTTGAGAACTTCTGCTACAACCTTGTCATCATACTGCACATTCTCGGTCTCAAGAATGTCACCGAGGCGCTTCATGAAACGACCAGCCATCTTGGGTCGGTCAGCCTTAGTCAGCTTGAATTCAATCACCGCAGTTCGACTATGCAGAGGTGCAATGATACGGTTCTTGAAGTTACAGGTAAAGATGAAGCGGCAGTTGTTGGCAAACTCTTCAATGAAGGCACGAAGGGCTGGCTGAGTAGAGTTTGGATTCAAGTAATCTGCTTCGTCTAGAATAACAACCTTAGTCTTGCCGCTAAACGAGACAGAGGATGCAAACTCACGAATCTTGGTACGGAGAACATCGATACCAGATTCTTCTGAACCGTTGATAACGATATAATCACAACCCAGTTCCTCACAAATGGCTCGGGCGATGGTAGTCTTACCTACACCAGCCGAGCCACATAGAAGCATATTGGGAATTTCACCAGTCGCCACAAACTGGCGAAAGGTATTCAGTTGTTCATCAGGAAGGATACAATCGTCCAGCTTGCGAGGACGATACTTCTCAACCCAGAGGAAGTCTTCACGCATAATGATTCTCCATAATAAAATAAAATGTCCGTCGCGATGTTAGTGCATCCACGGACGCTGGCTTAGTGACCAGTATTCACTATATCAGTTATTGCGCAACCAGTCAAGAATATTTTCTGGTGAAGTTACACCATAAGGATCATCCGCGCAGTTGTCCTCAACTACATCACCTTCAATGAACCACTTCTCAATCTGACCGTTATTCACAACAACAGCATATCGCCATGAACGTTCACCAAAGCCAAGATTATCCTTCTGGACATTCATCCTCATCTTACGAGTGAACTTACCAGAACCATCAGGAATCATCTTGACCTTCTTGATCTTCTGATCTTTGGCCCAGCAATTCATGACAAAGGAATCATTGACAGATACACAGTAGATGTCCTTGATACCGAGTGCCTTAAACTCAGCAAAGTTCTTTTCGAATCCAGGTAACTGGTAGGTCGAACATGTTGGAGTAAAGGCACCAGGAAGAGAGAACAGAACTACACGCTTACCAGCGAAGTAATCATAGGTTGTCTTATCTTCCCAACGGAATGGGTTAGGACCTTCAATCGAGTCATCGCGGACACGGGTCTTGAAGACTACAGCCGGAACAATCTCAGGTAGTTCCTGGTCGTTGGCTTCATCGTCCCACTCCTTCTTAAATTTAAACTTCTCTGCCATTATACCACAGCCACCTGAGCATCGAAGTCATTGAGAATGAGGAGCTTGTTAAACTGGCGAACAACTTCATCAAGGTCACTGGTGGTAAACGCAATGGTTACATCACGAGGGTCTTCTTCTGCATCATAAGGAATGCGGGCATTAAATGTGAATTCAAACTTAGTCATATTATTTCTCCTTAAATAGAGGACGCAGGGTCCATTGCAATGTAATAAACGAGTTCGCGGCCCTTACTCTTAAACTCCATGGCGCGCTTCTTACCAAGCGTGACAGTGTAGTTATCAGAGAGGACTTTGAGGTTCTCGGTCTTCACTCGGCAATCAAACACAGGAGCGGGGTCGGTGCTGATAGTCTTAGTGTAGGAGTTTGCCGATGAATTAGTGGGGTCGCCAACCTTGAGTTGAACCTGAGTACCATCCGATACAATGCTGATGATTGGTGCCGAGGTGATTGATGCGGCGCGGAGAACCATACTGATTGCATCCGCTGAAAGATCGAACGACCACACAGGTTCAATCTCAAGGTTTTTGTCGGGAGCAGCGGTCACGGTACCAGGATCGGAATAGAAGTATTCGAACTTCGAGCCGTCCTTACTAACCTTGATGCTAGTCTCGCCAAAATCTACGTCCTGATCTTCCATAAGGGTCAGAAGTGCCAGAAGGCTATTCAGGTCATAGATGGCAATCTCACGCGGAAAGGTTTCAGTAACCGTGGCACGGGAGAAAATGTTCTTCCCAGGACTAACGGTACCAATCACATTACCCTGCCGAAACAGAATATTGGTATTGATACCAGCGTAGTTCTTTAGAAGTGAAAGTGTTTCATTAGAAATTTTCATAATATATTAACCTTTTTTCTTGTTGGTCTTAGTACCAGTATTTGTTATAACAGAAATTGTGTCGTTTGTCAAGAGAGAACTGGTACCCATATTATAGGTTGACCAGTCGGGCGTAGATGTGGGCAAAGTAGCAGAAATCGTACCACCGGATATCGTAGATGGTAATACACCAGTGAGAGTAACAGGTTCTATCTTGACATCCGTGTAAAGTCCTGCTAGACTAGGCTGTTGTGCCTTATCATGAACATGCAATGCAATGATGGCATAGTGAATGACCTTCATGAGGTCCTTGCGCCAGTCTTCGGGAGTTCCCTTATGACCGTATCGCTGGGCATACTTCATGATGTTTCCAACCGTGAAGCCTACACCATGTCCACCATCAATGATAAACTCGGTAGCTTGGTACTTGTTCTGCGAGTAGTGCTGCCCATAAGTGGCGTTGACATACTCAGTAACCTGCCGAAGCAGGTCACCTTCGTTATACTTATATTTAATTGTCATACTATCTCCTTAGAAAGGTGTTTCTTCAAAAAATGCGTCTTCATTGACGTTATCGGTAGGGCCCGTATCAATCTTGGCATCAACCTTACTGTAGAGGTCAAGAAACGCAGACTTGGTATCACCATCGAAACGGTTTACGCAAAGTTCAACTGCCTTCTGGCGAGATTTGAACATGGCGAAGGCGTTAACAATGTGTTCAAGACGGCGAGTCGAAATCAGGTCGTCAATGCCACCATCGTAGAAAGTCTTACGGATGATTTCAGCCCAAGTGACAAGGTTGTCGGCGAATTCTTCATCGACCGCACCAGCCTTTTCCATCTTGTTCATGACAATCTTCTTTTCGACCTTAGCCGATGGGTATTCTTGCTCGACTGTGATGGCGAAACGCTCAAGAAAGGCATCATCAAGAATCTGGGCCGAGATGAACTTGCCGTCATCGGAACCACGACCCTTGGTGTTAGCCGTTGCAACCACGTTGAAGCCCTTGGCTGGGAAGACAGTCTCACCAGTCTTCTTATTGAAGTATGGCTTGCCTTCGAGAATGGCTTGGATGCACATCAACTTGTTCGAACCGCGGTCGATTTCATCAAGAATAAGAATTGCACCACGCTTCATGGCAGTCAGAACAGGACCTTCGCGGTACACTACGTTACCATCGACAAGGGTGTTGCCACCAATCAGGTCGTCTTCATCGGTTTCTACCGAGATGTTGACGCGGAGACATTCGCGCTTCAACTTGGCGCAAGCCTGTTCAATCATTGTGGTCTTACCATTGCCAGACAGACCAGAGATGAACGTGGGATAAAAGGCTTCTGCCTTGAGAACCTTAATCAGGTCGGTGTAAAAGCCAAACGGAACGTAGGTCGCATCAAGACGAGGAACCAGGTTGTCAATAATCACCTCTAGCTTAGGCTGCATCACAGTCTTAGCTACGGGCTTGGAGATAATCTCAGCAACTGGCTGGGACATCACGGGTGCGGGCTTGGCAGTCACGCCGACCATTGCAGCCGACAAATCGTAAACGCCACGAGAAATCTTCTCGCCCTCTTCCATAATCTTGTCAGCAATTCGGCTCTTGAGTCCAAGAGAATTGGACACGGCGATAACATCTTTCTTTCGAAAGACACCACCATTTGTATCG